GACAGGTTCATATTTGAATTCCAGCATGTCACTTATCGGAATCACTGCAATTACCAATTTAGATATAACTGGCCCAAGCATTGAAGCCTCGTTTAAAGAGGTCTTTGGTTGGATCAAAATTCTTGTTATACCTATTGGAAAAATTTTTGGGACCTCTGGGTATACCTATATCGTCTTTAAATCTGTTATACTCATCATATAACGTTTGTGTGGCCGAATCAAAGAAACTCTTCTTTGATTCGTGTTCAGCTTGATCAGCAGCCTTACCAGGATCAATTTTCATAACTTCCGGATCGGCAGCTTTATCAGGTAAAGGAGAATCTTTGAGAGTTCCGGATGGTCCATACTCTGGGTTCAGAATATCAGTATAAGCTGGGCTGGGTATAAATTCATAATTTAACACAATACGAACAGAGACGACCTGACCACTAGCTAAACCAGAGCCAATATAAATCAACTGCCCACCATTGTCTTGTGCACCGGCATATATTCGATCTTTCTCATCAATAGGTCTCCAGGACATAGATAATTTCTGGTGTTTAGATCCGTATATAGTTGTATCGTGATCACGTACAGCATCAGTAGTTCCATTAGGATAATTATTAGAACTGCTTGGTACAAATGTCAGGGTATGAAATCCTTGTTCAGTGGTATCAGAGCTAATGGGTATCACGGTTAGTTTAGCACCGGTGGGACGGAATTTATCAGCGTAAGTACTAATTACGGTTGCAGGTAACAAATAAGTAGGAGTGTCAGCAGCCGGCGTGGCTTCTGTGCTTAAAGCGCCATTCCAAAATTTGCCAGCGTGGGAATTAGAATTGTGACTAAACCAAGGATTAATACTTAATCTGATGATTCCTGCGGCTCCTGCCGTTATGGTACGAGTTTCTTTGTATTGAGTAACACAGGAGGCAATCGGTATCAAATTAGGAGCACGTGCAGGTCCGCGATCGGGGTCAAGAAGCGACAAATAGTAAGCATGATGACCTCTGGCCATAGATTGGGCTAAAGCTTGAGCACTCATATATAATCGAGCTATATTGATCCGGGCGACTTTTGGGCGGGGAGCTCCAACCACACGGGTGTTATTAACAATTCTAGGTTGTTGTTGCGTTCTCTTAGTACGAGGGCGACCCTGCTTATTTCGCACGGCACCCAAGGTAATATCACAATGTGATCCATTGTTCATGTATTTTGATACGGCTTCCTCAGCTATAGGTTTATTGCCTGAATGAAAGTGAATATTCTCATGGGCAATTTCTAATTCTCTTAAATGAGAAAATTTGTTCAATTTAAAATTCCAAACCGAATCAATATGGCGTTTTAATTTTGCACTTAACTGACAAGCTTGTTCTTTAAAACGCTCAGCAAAACATTGTTGGTGAGTAGGTAAATCAGCTAATTGATATGCTTGCATTGCAGAGTAGACAGAAAGAGGCGTCGAGCGGGATATGGAAGCAGTATAAGCTCCGGCTATAGCTAGCTTTTTATACATCCGATAAAAAGCTATATCAAAGCCCACAACAGCAATGTCTTTAGATAGAAACGTGTGGGTGGATAAAGCACCTACTTTAAAATCTTTTATCAACAAACCTAATCCTTTGTGTCCGCCAGGGACAATATTATATATCCTGTGGATTGCCTCAGTAAACTTTAATGTGTCAGAAATCCACGCTATGATATCATCTCCGGAACCAAACACCCTGCCCGTTATGCCCGCTAGGTTTAAAGCAAATTTAACGAAACTTAAAACTCGAAGAGTGTTGAACAATGTAGTTCGTGTGGGATGTCCAGAATAAACAGTGCCTGTGCACGACGCTTTAAATCCATTATCCGCTGTCATTATTGCGGTAAGAGAAGTCAATTTCTTGAGCAAGATGTTGTGATAGATTCCAGGTATCCACGAATCTTTGAGTATCCGAGGTAAGTATCGACGAAGGATCTGATTGTCAATCAATTCGATTAATTCAGGGTGTTGATGGGCGTCATGGGAAGCGTTATCAAAGGATATAAAATTATTGGGTAAACTAAACAAATCAATAGTTTTGACGTCGGATTTATGGACCGTGGTGCCACATTCTAAAGTATCTCTGAAGTGTTCTCCTAGGTGGCGATAGTCATAACCAGAAATAAAGCCGGCTTCTATCTTCTTCAATTCTCTAATTAATATGCGCGCAACAAAACTACCACAAACTAAGAAAGTCATCTCTGGTATGAACACAATTCGGGGTCGAGCCCCTTGTTCTTGAGTGTCAGGTAAGACTTCATCTGTTTTATTCATAATACGACACTTAGTAC